TCAAAGAGTACAATGCTACTACAGGCCTATGGAATACCCAAGCAGTAACTTCTTACGCACGTATGGCAGACGCAATTTACGGACTAGATCCAGTTGGCGGCGGACAAAACATTGGTGTTGGCACAATCGTAATGCGCCAAGATCCTAACCCACTAAGCACTTCAACATTGGGCTATGCAGGTTATCAAGCTCGTGTACGTACAGTTTCTGGAGCAGTAAGTGCAACAGGCACAGCAACTAATCCAATTTTCTGGTCTGGTACAGCACTAACCTTTAAAGTTACACAACCAGGAACCAACGTAGTAACACAAGCCAACGTATCAATTGGTACTGCTTTTGGTGGTACATATGGTAACAACAAGGACTTTGTTGCAGCGGTTTCTGCAGCAAACTTGCCAAACGTTACAGCATTGGTCAACAGCAACGGTACTATTACATTGACTCACACAGCAGGTGGTGATATTGTTATGTCATACTTGTCTGGTAACATCAACGCAGCCGCTACAGCAGGCTTTATGAGTACTTCAAACTGGACACCAACAGTTACTAACGTGTTCACAGTAGGTACTTCATATACAACAGCGGTAGCGACAGTTACAGGCTTTGGCACATTGTCATACACCTACAGTAGTACACAACCAGCAGCAGATCCTGCCAACGGTAGATTGTGGTACTACAGCGATCCTACACAAGTTGACATCATGATCAACACAGGTACTAGATGGGTCGGATACCAAACTGGTATCGTTGATGCACGTGGCTATAGTCTAGCAAGCGGCACCCTAGATCCAACTGGTGTTATTGTTGCAGCAGCAGCGCCCACAACACAAACTGACAACAGCTCATTGGCTAAAGGTGACTTGTGGTTAAACACAAGCGATCTTGAAAATTGGCCAGCACTAAGCCGCTGGAACGGTAGTTCATGGGTTGCAATTGATAACACTGACCATATCAGTACAAACGGTATTATTTTTGCTGATGCTCGTTGGGACACAGGCGGTTATCTTGACGCTGCAAGCGGTACAGAAGCCACTATCCAACAACTATTGACCAGCAACTATTTAGATTTGGACGCACCAAATCCATTGTTATACCCACGTGGTATGTTGATGTTAAACACACGCCGTAGTGGTTACAACGTTAAAAAGTTTGTTACCAACTACTTCAACACAGCAACATTCAACGTGCCAACTTATAGCGCAACTACAACTTATGGTCTAGGTGCTCAAGTTACAACCAACGGAACATCAATTTATGTGTCGTTGACAGCAGGTAACCTTAACAATACACCAGCAGTTGACAGCTACGGTAATCCAACTGCAAGTGCAAGCTGGGCTCCATTGGAAACCAGCACATGGGTTACTGCAAGTGGCTTGAATACTATCAACAATACTCCATATGCTGGTCACTATGCACAACGTCAAATTGTTGTAGCAGCAATGAAAGCAGCACTAGATGCCAACACACAAATCCGTGAAGACCAATTTGCGTTCAGCTTGATTTGTGCTCCTGGCTATCCAGAGTTGATTCCAGATATGGTATCGTTGAACAACGATCGCAGCAATACAGCGTTCGTTATTGGCGATACACCAATGGGACTAAGCACCAACGTTGTTGGTCTTACTAACTGGAGCAACGACACTAACGGTACTGGTTTATCAGTTGACGATCCATACTGTGCTGTCTACTATCCAAGCGGTCTAAGCACAGACTTGGCAGGTAACACAATTATGGTTCCACCAAGTCACATGGCATTGCGTACATACTTGTACAACGACAACGTGGCTTATCCATGGTTTGCTCCAGCTGGTACACGCCGTGGTCTAGTAAACAACGCAACTGATCTTGGTTATGTTGACTATACATCAGGCGAGTTTGTACGTACAGGTGTTAACCAAGCACTACGTGACAGCTTGTACCAATTGAAGATTAACCCAATTACAATTATTCCAGGTATTGGATTGGTTGTATGGGGTCAGAAAACACGTGATCCAAACACAGAGAGCTTGGACCGCGTCAACGTTGCACGTTTGGTTAACTACATTCGTACAATTTTTGCAAGCAGTGGCAATGCGTTCTTGTTTGAACCTAACGACAAGATCACACGTGACCAGTTTGCAGCACAACTAAACCGTGCGTTGAACGACTTGGTTGCAAAACGTGGTATTTACGACTACTTGGTAGTTTGCGATACTACAAACAACACACCAGATCGTATTGCAAACAACCAATTGTATGCAGACGTTGCTATCGAACCAGAGAAGGCTGTTGAGTTTATCTACATTCCAATCCGCTTGTTCAACCCTGGCGAAATCGCCCAGTTGGGAAGCAAATAAATTTAGGTAAATAAACATAACAGGAGAATAACAAATGGCAGTAGCATCCCTAACAAACTTTACAGTACCCCTAGCAGGTGGCTCATCAGCAACCAGCCAGGGTCTGTTGATGCCAAAATTAAAGTTCCGCTTTCGTCTAAGTTTTATTAACTTCGGCGTAAGCCAAGGTCAAGTAGTTGAATTGACTAAACAAGTAGCAGACACAAAACGCCCAAGCGTCAAGTTTGCTCCAGTAACAGTTGAAATCTACAACAGTAAAGTTTACTTTCAAGGTAAGCCTGAATGGGACGAAGTTACAGTTAACTTGCGTGACGACAGCACAGGTGCTGTAAGCAAGCTAGTTGGTGAACAAATCCAGAAGCAATTTGACTTCCAAGAACAAGCAAGTGCAGCAAGCGGTATCGACTATAAGTTCCAACTACAAATGGACATCTTAGACGGCGGTAACGGTGCAGCAACTCCAAACGTGCTTGAATCATGGGCATTGTATGGTTGCTTCTTGAGCTCAGTTGACTATGGTGAAATGAACTATAACAGCAACGATCCAATGATGATTGCTCTAAGCATTCGTTACGACAACGCAGAACAACTACCAGCTGGTGGTCAAACTGCTGGTGTTGGCTTTGGTGCAACTATTGCTCAAAACATTGGCTCAACTATTACTGGTTAATAGTACCCAACCAAAAGACCCGCTTCGGCGGGTTTTTTATTGGCTAAATACTGTATGAGCGTAATTAATGATATCCTACACGGAATTGGCACTGGACCCAGTATAAGGGACTTCCAGCACGCCAATAAAATATTCGTAGCCGACGGCTACGCCATGATGCCCAAGTACAGTTTTCTGTTCCATGTGGCATTTGATATCAACAGCAATCTAAGTAGACTACCCAACTTAGAAAAAATTCAAATGGGCATGTTGGTCAAGAGCGTACAGTTGCCCAAGTACACAATTGAGACCAAAACTCACAACGCATACAATCGTGTCAATGTGGTGCAGAACAAAATCAAATATGATCCTGTGCAAATTACATTCCACGACGACAGTTCAGACATAGTACGAGACTTTTGGTACAACTACATGAGTCACTACTATAGAGACAGTGACTATGCTCAACAGTCGGGTAGCACTATAAACTATTCAGCGTACCAATTAAGTACCAAGTATAACAAGCAAGAAACTGAACACTGGGGTTATCAGCCAGCAAAGTATGACACCTATGGCAATACCGAGCGCCTATTAAACTCTATCAAGATCTACAGTCTGCATCAAAAACGTTTCACTGAATACGTATTGATTAATCCAACCATTACCAGCTTTGGTCATGGACAACATCAACAGGGACAAAGCGAATTCCTTGAAAACTCGATGACTGTAGCGTATGAAAGTGTGATATACAACTACGGTACTGTTAAAGTTGGGGAAGAGCCCGACGGCTTTGCTACTCTCAACTACGACAAAACTCCAAGTCCATTGACTCCTGCAGGTGGTGGCACTAGCAGTATCCTTGGCCCTGGCGGCTTGATTAGTGCTGCAACTGGTATTAGTCAAAGCCTTTCAGCAGGTGGTACACTGGGCGCACTACAAGCAGGCGTACAAGGACTACGTGCATTCAACAACCTTAAAGGTCAAAGTCTATTAGGACTGGCCGGTGCAGAACTTAAGACAATTGGCTTGGGCATATTGAGTGGCGACACCAACACACTCAACAGATTAAGTTTGCCAACAGCAACTCCAAGCAACGGAACTAACAGCGTAGTCCAATCGGCAGAATAATATGGCAGCAACATTCAACGTAATTTATACCAACAATGGTCCCAGAAGTCCTGGCGGGTCTACTCCGCAACAGACAGTTGCAGGGTTGAGTAACAGCGGTGTCTATTTGCAAAATGTTCCAGCCAATCCACAAGTCCCCTTGGCTGCTGATCCCTATGCAGCAGCAGTTATACAAAGCAACGGTGAAGATATTGGCAACGCCAAACTTAAAAATAATCCGCTGCCACCAGGGAGAACTAAATGAGTAATGCAAATAACCTAAACTTAGTTGATCTAAGTGTCAATCGTTCTACTCCGGCTACACAGTACTACAACAACTATTTTACACCGCCTACCACAATCAGCGGAAATCAAAACGATGCAGTGGTTGCCTACTTTGAACAAATAACTGGCGGCAACAAACAGAGTGCAGCCATCTTGGCCAGTACCATAATCTATACATCTCTAGCACAAGGACTAGATCCCATGAGTATCATACAGCAGTTCCAAGCGCTCAAGCCCGGCGAACTGAACCTGTACTTGGCCATGTTCTTAAATTTGAACCGTGTAGGCACAAGCCTGGTGGGCGTTAACAATAGCCCTGTACAGAACAAATACATAACTCGAGCCATTCTAGCATAATGAGCAAATACGCAAACGGGTTTTATCAGCTTATAAACCCCGACAAATACGTGGGTAAATCTACCCCGCATTATAGATCAAGTTGGGAACATGTGGTAATGCGTATGTGCGACACTAATCCCAGTATTGTAAAATGGGCCAACGAATCAATACACATCAACTATCGTAACCCTTTTACCAACAAAAACACAATTTACGTACCCGACTTCTTTGTCATGTATGTTGATGCTAAAAATCAACAACATGCCGAACTTTGGGAAATCAAACCCGCCAAAGAAACTACACTAGAAGCAGCAGGTAACAGCAAACGTGCCCAAGCAGCGGCTATATTGAACATGGCCAAATGGCAGGCAGCGGCGGCGTACTGCAAAGCCAACGGACTTTACTTCCGTATCATAACTGAGAAAGACCTCTTTTGGCAAGGAAAAGGTAAATAAAAGTGTAGTTCGCGGGCGTCCACTCCCCAACTACTCTAATGCTTTGAAGGAGCACCAGCAATGATATTTATAGACAACAAGTATACCCATTGGTATTACAACATTATCAATAGGGCCAAAACCCGTTCTCTCAACGACTACAAAGAAAAACACCATATCATTCCAAAATGTATGGGCGGCGATAATACTAAAAATAATCTAGTTGAACTTACTGCTAGGGAACATTTTGTTTGTCATCGTTTATTGGTAAAAATGGTTCCCGTAGCATTTAAACAGAAAATGGTATATGCTATATGGTCTATGGCAAATAAAGAAAATTTACATCAAACACGAGTAAAGGCCACTTCGACAGTTTATGAACAGTTACGTAAGTCATTTTCTAAAACAC